ATTCAACACTTTACACCTATATTTACGCTTCCATTAGAGCTTGTGAGCCTTCGGGTTGAATCACAGTAAGTCAGTATAATGGCAAAACGACCAGTTTCTTGGAACCCATTTAGAGTTCTCTTCAAGCTGTTCCCAGCAACCAATATAGGTCCGCGGGAGGGTTACTCGGCGGTGTGGTGTATCATCACGACCTTGGCCTTGTCTCTCCTTGCGGAACATCTAGGTGCTAATACCATTCACTCGGCAATCGCAACAAGCGGAGTGAAATTTTACCACCTAGATGTGGTGACCAGTGTCGTGGCGACAGTCGTTCTCACGATCTTCTGTCAATGGGCCACTGATCACCACTGGACAAAGGACCCGTCAGATATTCTCTGGCATTCACCTGTCTTGTATAAAGGCAGCTGGGTGTTCCTCTTAATACTGACATCCTCTTGTTCCGCCTTTGTGCGCGTTTTGTTAGGCAGCACCCATTATATTGGGCTATTGCTGAACTGGATGTTGATTTCTTACTGGGGCGCTTTTATTCTTGAACGACCTTTGGGTCTTAAAGAGAAAGAGCAACAGAAAGATGCCACTCCAGGGAACATAGTCCGAGAAATGGCACTACCCAACAGCTCCTACAGTGAAGGTCCAACCTGCGTGTCCCAAAATCTCGTGAGTTTTATCAAAGACTCGGGGGGTCAGAAAGACATTGTTGGCACTGGGTTTATTCTCAGAGCTGACAAAAGCAGATGGATTGTCACTGCTGAACATGTTTATCGGAACTCAAACATCATCGCCAGGTGGGGTACTACTAAGTACTTCAACGTTTATACTCTTGAAGAAGAGGGTAAGTTGAAGCCCTATATTAATACCACGCATGACTATGTTATGCTTGAAATGGATGATAAACTCCATTCAATGTTCGGTGGAGGACTTGAGCACATTGTGCCAAAGCCAAAGTATGAGGAAATCTTTGTTCCCCATGCTTTCAGCGATAGAGTCGTTCTCTCGAAGGGAAACTCCTTTACACGACCAAGAGCCATTGGAGGCCCGCTTAGGCATACCGCTACAACCTTTGAAGGTTGTTCTGGATCACCTATGCTGGTAAAGCTTCACAACGGTTTCTCCGTGTTTGGAATACACCTTGGAGCGGATGTACGGCAGACTGAAAACTACGGTTGTTACTTCGGTTTAGTGTCCGTCATCAACGAGGATCTCAAAGCAGCTAAATTCCAAAATGCTTTCTCAACTAGTCAAGAAAGTGCTCAACCCAACTCCATGAGAGGTAAGAAGAGACACTTTTCTGATGAAGATGAGGATTCATTCGAGGAAATTTATCCTGACTTTGATGAAGTCTTCGGGGATGCCAATTATGACTACTATAACGATGGTAGCGCCGATGCTTGGATAGTCAGGCCTCGCCGAAAGCGTGGGACCAAGCGAAGCTCCTCAGACCTCAACCAAGAGGCTAAGCTGGCCGCTAACGCACAACGTGTTCTCGCAGCTCACAAGTCAAAGCCTTATGAGAAAACACCTCAACCAGGCCCTTCAAATGCCCCGGCTGCAAAGCCAGTGAATTTAAAAGACCTGGCAGAGAGTGTAACTACCATAAGCTCTCTGACTTCTGGGACCACACCGAATCGTCCTACAGTATCTACCGTCCTTCAGGAAAAGCAATCCATTGGTTTGCAGAACCCGAAGAAACAGAAGAAGGCTGGAGGGCAATTGCATGGACAGAAGGTTCAGCAAGAACAATCCAACCCCAATCCGTTACGATTGATGAGTCAACAGATTGGGGCGTTGAGCTTGCCAGAATTGCAGGAGATTATAAAACTGCTGCCAAAGGCCCATGTTTTGAAAAGAAGTCTTTCGGCTTCCAAAACACGAGGAGGAACAAGAAAGTCCTAAGTCCAGCGGAGACGTACGATCTAAGGCGAACGGCAAAGCTATTGACAAGCCATTTCTATCCAGCACCTGTAGATGTTACTACCCTAAGTCACAAGAACTTGGGCAACGCATTAAGGGCTGCTGTTGATGAATTGGAACCCAATAGTTCGCCGGGGGCACTTTGGTCGGGCGGCACCAATAAGAAGCTTTTGGAGATGAGGCTCGATGAGATTGTTGACGCTGTCACATTGTTATACTGTTTTCTTTGTGAAAATGATATTACTTCGTGGACAGCGGAAAGAATTTTCAAAGAGACCGGAATTGCTTACAAAGTCTTCATTAAGGATGAACTGCATCCTGCTGAGAAAGCCAACACTAACAGGTGGAGGATTATCTTTAGCAACCCTATCGTTCTCAATGTTCTTGAGAGAATGGTCTTCGGGCCAACTCTCGATGAAGAAAAGAAGGATAAGGCCTATCTAGAGATTCCAACATCTGTTGGTCTTGTCATGTCTGGGCAGGATAAGAGAGCAGAGGCCTTCAGATTGCGTGACAAAGTCAAACGATTTGTTGGCGATAGCATTGCGTCTACGGATGGTTCTGGTTGGGATTGGAGCGTGCCCTCATGGCTTTATGAAGCTGCTGAGGAACGCTATGAAAATTCTAGTCCGGAATTCAGAAGACTGACAAAGAACCTTCTTCATATTTGTATGAACAAGGCTCTTATGTTTTCTGACGGTCTTATCGTCGTCCAGGATCAACCTGGGATCGTTCCGAGCGGAAGTTACCAAACTGGAAGTCTTAACAGCTTTCTTCGGGCTCTTTTACGTGCGTTTATAGACGGTCACGTTCCTGTTACGATGGGAGATGACTGTTTAGAGGCTCATGTAGAGGGTTTGGTGGAAATGTACAAGGAATTTGGTTTCACAATCAAGTATTCTGGTACCCCGTCCTCTTTGAATGATTTTGAGTTCTGTTCTAAGCATTTCCGTAATGGAGGAGTAGTCCCTGTTAAGAAGAGCGTTGAGAAAATGTTGTTGAATGCTTACTGTTCACAAGACCCACAGGTTATTGAATCAATAGCCAGTGAGTTGGATGAAGCAGAAGACTATACACATTTGATCCCTCACGTTCTTCAGCGGGGTCAGGCGTAAAATGACTCAAAAGGCTTCCAAATGGAGCGCCGAAGCGTTTGACAGCTTCTACAACACACTAAGTGACGATGAAAGAGCTTATTTCATCGCCACTACTGATATCTTCCACGATAAACCTTACAATGTTAATGGAAGACCATCACTCTCCAACCAACTGCAAAATACTGTTGTGCTTAATATGGAAACTACTTATACACAATCGTCTTTTGGACTCTCAAGTACTACTTGGGATTTACATCTTGCTTCTTTGCCATTTCTTACTCGTCAGGTTTTCACGAGTAGTAATGACGATGGATATCAGGTAACAGCCTCATCAGCCAACCCCAAGACTCTTAGTTTTGGCGGGCTGGTAGCGTGGCCAGCGTTTCCGGGATCTAGTACGTTTCTTCCTTCATCGGTCTTAGGACCTTTGTTTATGGATTTGCAACCTACTATATTCCCTGACTGGGACACCAATAGATCTGCGCCTTTGGCGCGGAGATATTACGAGGTTTTAGCTATCGGATTTGAAGTGCGGGACACCACGCCCGAATTGCTCAAATCTGGTAGTGCGGTACTATATCGTTTGTCCACTCAAGCACGTAAGTCAACTCTCAATATTTTGGATGCGGCCTCAGGAATTAACTCACTCTCTCCTCGGACAGAGTTTAAGTTTCTTCCTATGATTCCGTCTACCCAATCATTGGCTAACCAAATTCCAACTTCAACGATTCTGGAAGTTAAGGAAGGTTCGTACCAAATGAACTGTATACAAGATTCTGTTTCAGATTTCTATTGTACAGGTAATTCTAGGTACCACTTTACTCCTTTAACACCTCCAGTGGCTGATATTGGTAATGGTTGGACGAGTTCTAACGCTCTTAGTGATGCATATGATTATGTCTGCCCTGATATTTCCGGCGATTTTGATATCGTCGGCTGGTATGCAGCAGGTCTTAACTCCCTGGCATCTATCTCAGTTCGTTATAGGGTAATTGTCTCTCTCGTTCCTTCTCCCCAGGATGCTCAATTGGTCTCTTTGGCCAAGGTCTCCCCTGATATGAATTCAAAGCTCGACTCTTTGATTTCACATATCCAGGGCGAGTTCCCTCCTGGAGTTCCTGTATCCATGAACCCAAAAGGTGAATGGTTCAAGGAAGTTCTGAAGATCGGGAAGAAAGTTATTCCTAAAGCGATTCCGATAGTTCAAGACGTCATGTCTGGAAACTATGGGGCTGCGGTAGCTGACGGGACTAAGTTAATATCCGAACTTACCGGTGTAAAGAAGAAAGCAAATGCTGCTGGTTCCAAAATGGACAACCTTGAAGCTCGTGTTTTCAAACTTGAGAACACACTTAAGGCCCTTTCTGGAGTGGGTAGTAATGTTAAGAAAATGTCAAACACTTCTCCGTCTTCTTAGTTTTCAGGTGAACTTTAAACCTGTGCTCCTCTTATATGTACCAACAGTATAAGGGGACTGTATATTTTG